CAGTAACGGCGACCTCGACACATCAGCTATCGCCACGCATTGCGGCAGCGCTAACGGCTACGTGGTTACGTGGTACGATCAGAGCGGCAACAGCAACAACGCCACGCAAAGCACTGGAACACTACAGCCGCAGATATACAACGGCACGGCGGTGATTACTAATCCCGACAACAGCTTGCCTGTTTTGGATTGCACGGTTTCCACTGGAGCAGGTTTTAGTAGCGTTGCTATTTCTATTTCTGGAACTATGACTTACAGCATGGTAAGTTTTGTAGATGGTTCGGAGGGTGGCGGTTATACTAATAACGGTACTTTTAAAACCACTTGGAATAACTCCTTGGGTGCATTGACACTTGTGGGAGGAGGAAACACAAGTATAACTGATAGTAGTTTGTCTAATTTTAATGATGGCTCATTGCATCATTTTGTACGTACTACTTCCACTGAAGGCACGTTAATCATGAATACTGCCAATGTCCAAAGCTCAAGCACTACCGCGTCAGGAACTTCATCTTGGTCAATTAATAACTATTTAGGAAACCGCCGAGTTTCTGATAATGTTGCCCACGAGCTGCAGGAATTCATTGTTTGGCCTTCTGATCAGTTGACTTCAAATCAAAGCGGCATAGAGACAGACATCAACGCTTACTTCAGCATTTTCACTCCCTGATGGCAACAGTCTACCTTCCCGTCACCGCCCGCCTAAACCTCACCAGCGAGCAACGCGCCAAGGGCATCAGCCGCGAGCTGTACAACCTGAAGTTGCCGAAGGTGTTGCATGAGCCAGGGCGCACCACGACGATGCTGCTGGCCACCATCCAGCACCCGACAACGGGACAGTGGGCGTGCGTTGGTGACACCGATCTGGCTATCCCTGTGCATCCACAGCGCGACCTGCATGCACTCATTGCACTCTTCCCACAGCTCACGCAAGAAGAGCGCGACGCAATGACGTACTACATCAGCACCAATCCGGTGGTGGCTTTCCAGTATCTCATGCCAAGCGACAGCGAGATATTGACGCAGGAACAAGCAGAGGCGGCAGGGTGGTTCGGCGATACCGATATACCCTAAATTGCCTACATGGATTTGATTTTTGAGAACTGGGCAGCCCTTGCCCTTGCACTATTGGCGGCCCTCGATGTGTACGTTTCGCTGACTCCCAGCAAGCGTGACGATCAGGTGGTCGGCTACCTTCGCATCATCATCCAGACCATCAGCGGCAAAAGCAAAAAAGCACAGAAATAATGGCGATCCTCAACGGAACAGTTTTCTTGTTGTCCATCGGCGGTACGGCGTTGCCCGACCAAACCGAGGGCAGCATCTCAATCAACATGGAAACGCGTGACATCACGACCAAGGACAGCAGCGGATACCGCGAGTTGTTGGAAGGTCTGCGTAGCGGCTCCATTAGCGTGAGCGGATTGATTGACGACGACGGTGCCGGTGGTGCCGGTGGTACGTTGTTCAGCGACCTTGACAGCCGCACGGCGCAAACCATCGTCTTTGGTTTCGATGACGCTACCGACGATTACAACTACAGCTGCAGTGCTTTCTGCACAAGTCTTGAGGTGAGCGCAGGAACGGAGGACAACGTTACCTACAGCGCCACATTTGAAATCACCGGAGCCATTACGCAGACCGTCGCTTAATGCAAATTGAATTGAGCGGCAAGCAGTTCACGCTGCGTTGCGACATGCGGGCATTGGCTAACGCCAAGAAAGAAGCCGGCATTGAACTCGGTAAGCTGTCCGATGATGTGGTGGAGATCGGCACGCTGGTGTACTACATGGCCCAGTCCGGTGCCAAGCATGCCGACGTACCGTTCAAATACACTGCCGATGATTTCTTAGGGCTGATTGACATCAGCGATCTAGAGAAACTTGGCGAGGCCGTGACCAACATGATGGGTGGCGGCACGGAAAAAAAAAGGTGAGGGCAAACCGCTGACGTTTGCTGATTGTGTTAAGGTAGGGTTGGGCCAATTGCGGCTCGACCCTACTGCGTTTTATGACATGACGTTAGACGACTTCCTGTTGGCGGCTGACGGGTTCCATCGCCTGGAGGAAGTCAGGCAGCAGCAGGATTGGGAGCGCACCCGGTGGTTGGCTACGCTGACCCTATCGCCACACACCAAGAAGGGCCACCGGCTCAAGCCTACTGACCTATGTATCTTCCCTTGGGAGAAGCAGAAGAAAAAGAAGGGCAGCAACAAGCTGATTAAAAACGCAATAAAGAGGATGAGCAATGGCTAAACTAAAGGATCTGAAAGTCACCATTGGCCTAAGTAAGAAAGGCCTAACCAAGCTGAATGGTGACATCAGGCGCATGAAGGGCAACTTCCAGCGCAACTTTGGCGAGATCGCGAGCATGGCTAAGAACTTAGCTATGAGCATAGGCACCACATTGGTCGGTGCTGTGTCGGCCATGATTGCAGCATCGGCTAAGATGGAGACGGTAAAAGTTAGCTTTCGTTCCATCATGGGCGGCGCTGACGGAGCTGCCCGTATGGTTGCCAAGCTCAACAAGTTTGCGGCTAACACACCGTTCCAGCTTGAGGACATCAGCACCGCAGCGCGTCAGCTGCTGGCCGTAGGCACAAAAGAAAGCGCAATTGAAAGCACGCTAAAAACGCTTGGCGACTTGGCGGCAGCTAATGGCTCCAGCATCACAGAGATGTCTGCGATCTACGCTAAGGCACAAGCCAAGGGTAAGATTGACCAAGAGATATTGAACCAGCTTCTTGACCGTGGTATCAATATCCAAAGTGAGCTGATTAAAGTCACCGGGCAAAGTCGCGACGAGTTCAAGGCTACCAGCGTCAGCGTTGAAGACTTCAACCAGGCTATTCGGAACATGGCCGATGAAGGCGGGATAGCTCAAGATGCCATGTTGAACTTGTCGCATACAACAAGCGGTTTGTTGAGCACGCTGCAGGATGTGAGCATGCAATTTGCGGCGCAAGCAGCTGACCAGAGTGGGATATCAGGTTATTTCCAAGGCCAATTGCGCTTGGCTATCGGCGCATTTAATCGAGCCATTGACACCACAGCGGCTGACGTTGACAACCTTAAGCAAGAGTTTACCGACCTCATGGCTCAAGCACTGGAGCCAACGACAGAAAACATTGACGATGTCGAAAGCGGTTTAGGCAACCTTCAGAAGAGTCTAAAGGCGGCACTGGACAAGACCAGCGAAGGAACCGACGAATACAGGCGACTTAACAGCATGCTAAATGAGGTGGTGGCAACAACCATCCGCCTGAACAAAGCTGTGTTGGGCGGCACGTTGCCTGATGCACCACCATCGACAGTTGGCGGCGGCGACGAAGAAACTTTAGAGCAGTTTACTGCCCGGTTCAACGCAGCTGCCGCCTTGCGCGAAGAGCAGGAGCGCCTAAATGAAGCCACGTTCCAACACGTTGTTGCTGCAGGAGATGAAGCCGAGGCGTTAGCCGGTGTGACAGATGCCATGTTCGGCATGCAAGGCGGCATGGAAGTGTTGCTGGATGAGGAACAAGAACTGTTCGATGAGGATTCGCAGGAACGCATAGCAGAAGGAACCAGGCTAATCCAAAACGCTGCACGCGCTGCGAATAATGTAGGTGCCATCTTCGGCACAATGAGCGGCCTTGTGGGTGCTGCCTTCGACAACATCAAAGACAGTAGCCAAGGCTTCCACCTGTACATAAAGAGCATGCTGGAAGATTTGATTAAACGTGCGGCGGCATTGGTGGCAACGTTTGCTGCACTCATGTTGATTACGGGTGGATCTGCTGGCGCGTTGAAGGCACTGGGTGCAGACAGCTTTAAAGGTTTCTTTATGGGCGGCATGGGCTTGGCTGGCTTTGCTGACGGTGGACTCGTGACAGGCGCAACGCTGGCCATGGTCGGCGAGGGACCAGGCACCAGCCTCAGCAACCCGGAGGTAATCGCACCGCTGGACAAGCTGCAGCAGATGATGGGTGGCGGCAACGTCACCGTAACCGGTAGGCTCGACGGCCGCGACATCCTGATTAGCAGCGAACGCGCCGGCTTCGACCGCAACCGAGTAAGAGGATTCTAATGGCAGGCAACAGGCTATACAGCGAGTTTAAGAACGACAACGGCGACGTGTACCGCGTCAGCATCTACGACACCAATGCGACGTGGAACGCGGCCAATGCATCGACGTTTAAGCTGGGCAGCGATGGATTCACGCTGTCGTACAGCGGCAACAACGAGCAGCAACACCAGCCCATCATACCGAGTACGGTAGAGTTCACGTTGTATGAAGAGACCTCAGCGCATACGCAGACGCTCGACCTTATGTTCAGCTTTCCGGAAGGGCGTTTGTTGCTTGAGATCTACAGCGACCCGGACGGCGACAACGACATCTACTGGCGCGGTGTCATCCTTGCCGAGCAGGTAGAACGCAGTGACGAACCGTTTCCGACGGCTGTGCGCATCACCGCCAGCGACGACTTAGGCAACCTGCGCGACCTCGATTTTACGCGGACCGTGCTTGCTGCAGGCACCACGGTACTGGATGACATAACGCGGTGCCTGTTGCGCCTGCGCACAGCTGAGCTGTGGGCATCGGGCGAACCGTTTATCAGGTACATCAATGATACTGAGCTGTACGCATCCAGCGACGACAGCAACCCGCTCGACACCATTGCCCTTAGCGTACCGCTGAAGATGGCCAGCGACGGCACGTCGGAACCACACAACTGCTACGACATCTTAAACAGCCTGGCAACGTGCTTTAACGCCCGCATCTTTCAGGTAAAGGGCGTGTTCTATTTCTGGCCCATCAACGTCCATCAGCGCGTCAGCGATGCTGAGGCCGTCGGGTCGGTAGTCAAGCAAGCGGACATCGACAGCGCATCGGTGGCGTGGACGATTGCGGACATTACTGCCTTCAACGCCGAATACAAGCCACTTAGCGGGACCAACTACAACAAACTGGCCGGGCACACCTTCACACACCTACCGCCTGCAGAAAGCATTACACGCACCCGCAGGGCCAACGGTAATATGTACATCGTCAGCGGCGATGACACCACCATAGTCACAAGCGGTGTAAACATCACCCTAGCCGATGACGACCGCACTTACGACAGCGGCACCAAGTTCCAGATTGGCGGGCAAGTGTTGTTCAACGTGAGTCCTGACGGCTCAGTGTTTTTGCCGCCTGAAAATCGCGTTCACGTAGAATTGGAGTTAAGCATTAACGTGGGCACGCGGTACTACACGCCCGAAGAGTGGACCGGCGTAAGCACGGACAAGTATGTCATCGACTTGGCCAGCTTCGACCGTAGCAATGGCTGCAACATCAATACCATGTACAGCTTCATCACTGATGAACTGCCGTCAGATCAGGATGACCTTGATGTGACAGCGGTGGTGAAATTTTTTAATGAGGAAGGCACGAACGTAACGAGCAGCTACACAAGCGAGGACTTCTATCTGTTCATTTCCGTGCAGTACGTCGACGGCGATACCGGCAACCCTGATACCATCGTGTTCCGCGCTGACGGCAACAGCGAAAACACCCTGATTGTCGACCAGGGCGAACTGCTGCACGGCGATCGCGACAGCTTCAGCGCACAG